AGACTATGACTGCAGATCAGCCTGGTTTGTTTGAGCGTCTGTTCGGTAAGACAGAAGAAGCTAAGAAGCCTGAGGTAGATCCTACTGCACCTCCTCCTGTAATGACCCCTGAGGAAGTAGAAGCAGCTATGACTGATACTCCTGGTGTAACAGAACCGTACAGTTATACACCTGAGGCAGGTTATACTCCTGCTGCAACAGCTGCAGAAACAGCAGAGGTTAAAGCGGCTAACGAGCAGATTAAAATAGATGAAGCTGTACGTACCAGCCTTGATGTTGCAAAGAAAGGACAGCAGAAAAGACAACGTGCAGCAGATGAAGCAGGCGCTAAAGCAAGTGCAGCAGGATCTATGTATAGAGATAAAACAGAAGATCCCTTTAAAGATACAGTTCAACGTGCAGAGGAAGCAGCTGAAAGAAATAAGTCTGATGGCCTTGGAGCACAAACTAAGAGAGGTAGCACAGCGGGAAGTAAGTCTGGCTACTTTGACTAAAACAAACTAAACTACCCATAAAACTATAAGGCTACCCAGCTAAGGCTGGCCCCAACATAAGGAGTAATAAATGTCGGAAGCCATTCAAACGGACTCAATGTCCCACAAACGTAATCTTTCTCGTGTAGAACGTGATGAGGCTGAACTACGGGAACTGCTTAAACAGGCAGGCGTAACACAAGATGAAACAGAAGAAGAAGCTGTTGAAGCGCAACCCGATAGCTCAGAGCCTAGCGAACCCCAAGTTCAGGCAGAGAGTAGTCCCAAACAAGAAGAAGAACCACAAGCCAAAGCACAAGATGAAGATCTAAGTGCTGAGGAGAAGAACTTCAAGAAACGTTATGGTGATCTACGGCGACATACTCAAGAGAAAGAGAAAGCGTTTCAGGCACAATTAGATAAGCTTACAGCACAGCTAGATGCAGCTACAAAGAATGAGCTTGTACTACCTAAGTCAGAAGATGAAGTAGAGGCTTGGGCTAAGAAGTATCCAGATGTAGCAGGTATCGTTGAGGCTATCGCTGATAAGAAAGCTAGTGAGCGCTCCTCTGAGCTTGATGGGCGTTTAAAAGAGATTGAATCTCTACGTACAACAGCTAAGCGTGAGAAGGCAGAAGCAGAGTTACTCTCTTTCCATCCAGACTTCCAAGAGATTCGTGCTGATGATGCGTTCCACTCTTGGGCAGAGAAACAACCTAAAGTCGTACAGGATGCTCTGTATGAGAACAGTGAAGACGCTAAGTCTGTTGCACGTGTTATTGATCTTTATAAGGCAGATCAAGGCATTAAGACTAAGAAGGTGTCTAGCTCTGATAAGGCAGCAGCGTCCTCAGTCAAAGCTAAAGGACGTGCTACACCAGACACAGATGACTCATCTAAGTACATCACTGAGTCACAGGTAGCTAAGATGTCTATTAAGGAATACGAGAAGCGCATGGATGAGATCTTTGATGCTCAGCGCTCTGGTAAGTTTATTTACGATATGAGTAAGAAATAAGTTGACAATCCCTCATTAGTAGATAAAACTATAGGTATGTACAGTGTCAGGCATAAACTGCCTGTACATGCTTTTCAATAAGCACTAGCCACACGAAGAACTACCTCTGAGTATAGGCCCAGCGCTTGAAGGATGGCAATCCTGATAGCAATGCTGACTACCCTAAGACAACGAGCCTCTTTTATTGTGGATATGTAGTGTCTAACTTTCACGCCATATCTATAAAGGAGAATTATTATGGCTATTGGAACCGCTGGTGGTGGATTTGACGGGAACTTCTCCCCGATTATTTACTCCAAACAAGCACAGATTGCACTTCGCCGTGCAGCTGTAACTAACGCAATCACTAACAACTCTTACTTTGGTGAGATTGCAAACCAAGGCGACACAGTTCGCATTCAAAAAGAGCCAGACGTAACAGTCAACGCTCTGCAGCGTCACACAGGTATCTCAGTAGAGAAGCTTGATGACTCTGACTTCTCGCTCACCATTGACAAAGCTAACTACTTTGCTTTCAAAATGGATGACATTGAAGAGCAGTTCTCAAATGTAGACTTCACCAGCTTGGCTGCTGATCGTGCTGCATATAAGATGGCTGATGCAATGGATGCAGACGTATTGTCTTACCTCTCAGGTCACACATCTGCAGGCGCTTACATCACTACTACTTCTGGTGATGCACAACACCCAACAGCAGGTAACTTGACTGGTGAATTGCTCACAGCAAACCACTTGGACGCAACTGACTTCGGTAACTTGACCATCTCTGGTACAGCTACTGCAGGCGATGCCGTACCATTGGCTCCACGCTTGCCAGGTGCAACTGCCTTGTCAGCTACTACTGTTTCTCCATTGACTGTACTTGCACGTATGGCTCGTAAGATGGACACAGCAAATGTAGACGCACGTGGACGTTGGGTCGTTCTTGACCCGGTGTTCGTAGAGATGCTCAAAGACGAAGATTCACGTATGTTGAATGGTGACTTCGGTGGTGCTGGTCTGCAGAATGGTCTGGTGTTGAACAACATTCACGGCTTCCGTGTTTATGTGTCCAATGCTTTGCCTGCTGCTGGTACAGGTGCTGGTACTTCTGGTACAACTGCACAGTCCGCTAACTACGGTGTTGTCGTAGCTGGTCAGGACGATGCTGTTGCTTCTGCTGAGCAGATCAACAAAGTTGAGAACTACCGTGACCCAGACAGCTTTGCTGACATTGTACGTGGTATGCACCTTTACGGACGCAAGATTCTGCGCCCAGAGGCACTTATCACAGCACGTTACAACGCTGCCTAATCACACTTAATAAGTCGGGCTGGTCTCTCAGGAGGCTGGCCCCTCTTTACTTTCTGAGGGATAGCTATGGCTAACTATGTTACACTTGTAAACCAAGCATTACGCCGTGTCAATGAAGTTGAACTTGACATTGGTGGTGATGGCTTTGCTGATGCACGTAACCTACAGGCTCTAGCTAAGGATGGTATTAACTCTGCTATACGTGAGATCCTGCAGAACTCTCAAGAGTGGCCTTTTACACTTACAACATATACGCAAACCCTTACTGCTGGTATTGGTGTGTATGACTTTGCCCCAGATGCCTCTAAGATGGACTGGGACACTATCTACCTCAAGCGTTTATCTTCTAAGGGTAACACACCCGCTAGGCTATCTGTGATTACCTACGAGGACTACATTCGTAAGTATCGCTCAGGTGAAGATGTTAGCGGTGCAGATGGGTATAGCATACCTAATATCGCTTATCAAACACAGGACATGAAGTTTGGTGTTACACCACTGCCTGACGATGCTTATGAGATTGAGTATCGCTATTGGTCATATCCTGCTGACTTAGTTTCTTATAATGATGTATGTATAATACCTGATCGTTTTAATACAGTAATAGTTGACGGTGCTGTTATGTATCTTATGCGCTTTCGTGCTAATGAGCAGAGTGCTGCACTACACCAGCAAAAGTTTGAGGATGGTATGGATAACATGCGCCGCTTACTTCTTGACTTACCTTTATACGTTAGATCCTCTGTTATAGCAGGTAGATACTTTAACAAGCAGACTGGCACTAACTAATGGCTGATAACCTACGTACCTTTGCTGCATCTTGTTTAGGTGGCTTGGTGCTTAACCAAGATCCTCTTACTCAGGGCGGTCAGCTTCCTGGTTCAGCACTACGTCTGATTAACTATGAGCCTGCCTTGAATGGTGGGTATCGGCGTATTAGTGGTTATGCTAACGCATATGGTGAAGTACCTGGTGAAGCTAATACACCCGTACTAGGTGTGCATGTATCTGCTGATATTAACGATGGTATCTTTGCTGCACGTAAGCCTGACTCAGGTAACAACTATCTTCATAAGTGGAACACTACTACAGAGGCTTGGGATTCTGTTACTAGTGTAGGCTCTCCTACAATGGTTGGTGTATCTAAGGTACGCTTTGAGAGTTTTAACTGGGGTGCAGCTAAGTTTGCTATGGCTGACGGTATTAACCCCGCTTCTACGTGGGATGGTACAACATATGTTCAGCTTAGTGGTGGACAAGCGCCCAGCGCACCAAGCTTAGTTGCAGCATTTAACAATCATTTATTTCTAGCTGGTGATCCTTCTGAGCCTTACAACCTGTACTTTAGCGCCCCAGTAGATGAGACTGACTGGACTCCCGCTGGTGGTGCAGGTGTTATTAATGTAGGCTTTGAAGTTGTACAGATCAAGACTTTTCGTAATGAGATGTATATCTTTGGGCGCAATAACATTAAGCGCTTAGTTGGTAATAACATTGCTGACTTTGTGTTACAGACAGTTACATCTAACCTTGGGTGTGTAGCTCCTGATAGTGTTGCTGAGTTTAATGGTGAGATCCTATTCTTAGCACCTGATGGTATTCGCCCTGTTACTGGTACAGACCGTATTGGTGATATTGAGCTTGCTACATTGTCTAAGCCTATTCAGTCTATCTTTGAAGATTACACAGCTAACGAAGACCTAGCTACTATGACTACTGTAGTCCTAAAGAAGAAGTCACAGTTTAGATTATTCTTTACTAACCAAGACTCACTTGGTATCATTGGTGCTATCAGGCGCAGTGGTCAGGGTGGAGCAGGCTTTGAGTTTAGTCAGTTAGTAGGCGTGTCAGTCAACTGTGCAGACAGTGGTTATATTGGTGATGAAGAGTTTGTTTTACATGGAGATAGTGTAGGGTATGTGTTTCGCCAAGAAGTAGGTAATGACTTTGATGGTAGAGACATCTTTAGCTTATTTCAAACGCCCTTCTATTACATGGATGATCCAGCAGTACGTAAAACCTTCTATGACATAGATACGTACATGCGCTCTGAGGGTGAAGTAACTGTTAACATGGCTATTGATTATGACTACAGTAATCCTTCCGTAACTATTGGGCCTGACTATCAGTTGTCTACACAGGGTGCTGCAGCATACTATGATAAAGCTACCTACGATACTACAGACATTTACGATGGTAACCCTTCACCTGTAGAGAGTACGACTATATCAGGCTCAGCTAAGTCTATATCAGTACGTTATGTTGCAAATGATACAAAACCTAGTCATACTATCCAGGCTATCACACTAACATACGGCCTTGGTGACAGGCGCTAAGAGAGGAATAAAACATGTCAGGCTATACACGCCAATCTGTTGCAGACATTGTACCTACCGCTGTAGTACGTGCAGCGCCTATCAACTCAGAGTACAACAAACTCCGTGATGCTTTTGCACAAAGTGACACAGGAACTACAGGCCACAAACACGATGGCACATCTGATGAGGGTTCCTACGTACCACTCATTGCTGACCTAGATGCTAAGAATAAGATCATTGTAAGCCAAGTAGACAATCGCTTTGGTGTATTTGTAGAAGTATCTAATGTTTCTACTGAGCAGTTACGCTTTCAAGATGGTGTTATTGTACCTGTACTGGATAACGACATTGACTTGGGTACATCTAGCCTAGAGTTTAAGAACGTATACGTAGATGGCACAGCTTACATTGACACAGTAAGCATTGGTGACAATGACTACACTACCATCACAAACAATGACTATGTTGTAGCTTCTGGTAATCTTAACTTTGATGTAGCTGGTAACATTAACTTAGATGCTGATGGTGGAGATGTAGCACTTAAGGATGGTGGTACTACTTACGCTACCTTTACAAGCAACTCAGGAAACCTTACACTTAAGAGTGGTACAACCACAGCTGTAACATTCACTGGTGCTAACGCTGACTTTGCTGGTACACTTGACGTAACTGGTGCTGCTAAGTTTGATAATAATGCTACTATTGATGGTAACACTGTAGTAGGTTTAGCTAATACTAACACTGTAGCAGTTAACGCTAAGATCACTACTGCTCTTGTACCTACAACTAATGGTGTTAACACACTGGGTACAGGCTCTGCTTACTGGGGAGATGCGTTCCTAAAGAGTGTAACTACTACAGGTAACGTAGACATTGGCGGTAACATCACGGTCAACGGTACAGCTGACTTTACCAACACTACACTAGAGAACGTAAACGATCCGACTACTGCACAACAGGCTGCTACCAAGAATTATGTAGACACAGCTATCAACAACCTTATCGGTGGCGCACCAGCTACACTTGATACCTTGGATGAGATTGCTGCAGCTATCAATGACGATGATAACGTCTATACTACTTTAACAAATAGTATCGCAACCAAGCTATCTCTGTCTGGTGGTACTATGACTGGTCAGATTGCTATGGGTGGCAGTAAGATCACAGGTGCTGCTGCACCCACTACAGGTTCTGACCTGACTAACAAAACCTATGTAGATAGCATTCTAGGTTCAGCTACAGCAGCAGCAGATAGTGCAGCTGACGCACAGAAGCTTGCTATTAACCCAGAAGATAGTTCTTACACTTTATCAGATACTGTTACAACAGGCTTCTCTGCATTACACTATGCAGCTAAGGCGGAAGATAGCTATAATAGTACCGCACAGTTAGCTGCCGTTGTGGGTGCTACTGTAGGGGACTATGGCTTTATTAACAATTCACCTACTTCAACGGCAGATTACGGAGCATTATAAATGTCTACTCAAATACAACGCCGCCGTGGTACTACCGGGGAGCATTCTACGTTCACGGGTGCTGCAGGCGAGATTACTATCGACTCAACAAAGAACACAGTGGTGGTACATGATGGTACTACTGCTGGTGGTTTTCCTCTAGCTAAGGAAGCTAATGCGCTTACCTCATCTGCTATTGGTGTTACTGTACAGGCTTACGATGCTAACCTCACTAGCTTTGTTACTGCAGTTAATCTTCCTACATCAGATGGTACATCAGGGCAGTTCCTCAAGACAGATGGCGCAGGTACAGTAACCTTTTCTACTATCCCTACCATTAATGCTCTTAACGATATTGCTAACGTCACTATTACGAGTGCATCTTCTGGTGAGTTCTTGAAGTGGAACGGTAGTGCGTGGGTTAACGATAGCATTCCTACTATCAACACACTGAATGACATTTCTAACGTAACCATCACTAGTGCTAGTACAGGTGAGTTTCTGCAGTGGAATGGTTCAGCCTGGGTTAACGCAGTAGTTGAAGCATTTGACGTACAGACACAAACTACTACAGCTGTAACACAAGTAACTGTTGCATCTTATAACGCAACCACGTATGATGGCATCAAGGTTGTGATTACAGCGCATGACTCTGCAGCAACAGAACGTAGTATCACTGAGTTGCTTATCACACATGACGGTACAACTGCTGTAGCTACTGAGTACGCACAAGTTAATACTGCTACTGCATTGGCTACGTATGATGTAGACATCTCAGGTGGTAACGTGCGTATCTTGGCTACACCAGCAAGCACAAATAGTACAGCGTTTACAGTTAAAGCTATCACGCTGTAAGATATACTGACAAGGGGAAAGGTGAACCATGTCAAACAATAAAGACTTTAAAGTAAAGAACGGTATCCAGCCAACAGTATATCACGAGGGCTTGGGTACTGTTGTGTCTAGTAATGAGGGTTATTACCTAGCTGGTGCTAGTTATGACAGTGTTAATTTTAGTGTGTCTAGCCAATCTTCATTTATGTTTGATTTTGGTTTTGCTGATAGTGGTACAAAGATGTACGCTCAGAGTTCCTTTAACGGAGGCACTATTTATCAATACGCCCTTTCTACTGCTTATGACATATCCACTGCTAGTTATGCAAGTAAAAGTTACTCGTTTGCTAATGGAGAAAGTGGTTTTGTTATAACCCCAGATGGCTCTACTCTTTACATATCTGCCAATACAGGAGATGCTGTACACAAGTATACTTTTGGCACAGCTTTTGATGTATCTACTTTAGGAAGTGGTACTCAGGTGTTCTCTACTTCTAGTGTTGATACGCAGCCTGACAAGTGTAGGTTTAACAGTAACGGATCAAAATTCTTTTTATTAGGCAGAGCTAATAATCGTATTTATGAGTATTCCGTTTCTACTGCTTACGATCTATCCACAGCTAGTTATAGCAATAATTCTTTACTTGTTTCTTCACAGGCTGCTGCGCCTTTAGGTTTTGACTTTAGCTCAGATGGCACTAAACTTATAGTTTCTGATAACACTACAGACAGTGTTTACTTGTATAATTTATCTACAGGTTTTGATATTACTACAGCTAGTTATAGTGGTACAAACTTCTCACTAGCATCACAAGATTCTGTACCAGGGGGAGTGTCTTTTAATCCCTCGGGTTCAAAGATGTTTGTTCTCGGTAATGCCAACAACACCGTATTCCAATACTCCACCGCCCTATCTACAGCACAACTAGACCTATCCACTGGCTCAGTCTTTGACTACACCCCAACGTCAGACGTACAAGTAACCCTCAGCAACCCTGCTGATAGTGGTACTGTGAGTGGTGCTACGTTGTTGTTGAGTGGTGGTGCAGGTAATACTGGATATGATATTGCTAATGCTAGCTATAGTGACACTTCATTCAGTGTAAACTCTCAGTTGCCTGAATCTACAGGGGTAGCTTTTAATAGCGTTGGGACTAAAATGTATGTGATAGGTGACGCAAACCAGAGTGTGTTTGAGTACAACCTTTCTACTGCTTATGATGTCAGTACCTCCTCTTATAATAGCGTAAGTTTTAATGTTTCGGGGCAGGATACTTCTCCTACTGATGTTATTTTTAACAATGATGGCACTAAAATGTATATTGCAGGATACACATCCCAAGCACTATATCAATACTCACTTTCTACTGCGTTTGATCTAAGTACGGCCTCTTATGATAGTGTAAGTTTTAGTGTAGCTAGTCAGTCTAGCCCTTCTGGGTTTTCTTTTAATGACATAGGTACTAAAGTCTATATTGTAAGTTTTCTCTCTGACTTATTGTATCAGTATTCTTTAAGCACCGCTTTTGATCTAAGTACGGCCTCTTATGATAGTGTAAGTTTTAGTGTAGCTAGTCAGGAAACAGACCCCCGTGGTGTTCAGTTTAACACTGATGGTACTAAAATGTATGTTGTAGGTAAAGCTAATGACACTGTTTTTCAGTACACCCTCTCCACAGCTTTTAACCTCTCCACAGCTTCGTATGATAGTGTTAGTTTTAGTGTAGCTAGTCAGGATACGGACCCCCGTGGTGTTGCTTTTAAATCAGACGGTACTAAAATGTATGTTATAGGCAATGCTAATGGCGCTGTCTATCAATACTCTACAGCTACACCAGCAACCATCACCTACGACACAGCAATAGAATGGCCTAGTGGTACAGCACCTACGTCACCCGCTATAGGTGAGACAGACGTAGTAACATTCAACACTCGTGACGGTGGTAGTACATACCAAGGTGTCCTCGCTATTGATGGAGCTAAGTAATGGCTAACGATAAAGACTTTCTCTTAAAGAACGCTGTAGAAGTTGGTGGCCCTACTAAGGTCACACTTGGTACTGTTACGAATAACAACATTGACTTAGCTACAGGTAACTACTTCGCTGATACCCCCAGTGGTGCAAGCACATACACTATCAGTAATGCTGGTGATGTGCAGTCGTTCCAGCTAGAGGTTACTGGTGGTACTGCTGAGGTAGCACAGAACTTTAGTACTACGTTGTATACTGGTACGGGTGCAGCACAGACTATCACTAATGATATTGACTTGGCTGGTGATGGTGGTTTGGTTTGGGTTAAAAGTAGAAACTTTACATACGGACATGCTCTAAGTGATACTGAGCATACTGTAGGTAACTATATGTCATCGAACAACACAGACCCAATACAAAACGGTGCTAACGCTATCTCTGCGTTTAACTCTGATGGGTTCTCTCTAGGGAATGATTCGTATCTAAACGCCAGTGGCTCTGATATCGTATCTTGGACATTCAAGAAGGAACCCTCGTTCTTTGATGTTGTTACTTACACTGGGACGGGTTCTGCTAGAACTATAAGCCATAACCTTGGCTGTGAAGTTGGGTGTATTATTGTTAAAGCGGTATCTGGCGCAAGTTTAGGGGGTGTTTCGGACTGGACTGTTTATCATAGAGGTGTAGATGCTACTAATCCAGAGCAGTATCGCCTATACTTGAATACAGCAGGGGCGAGGGTAGACCAGACTAATCCTTGGAACGACACCGCTCCGACATCAACAGAGTTTACGGTAGGCACAGATAGCTACTTAAACGCCAATGGCGATAGCTACGTAGCCTACCTCTTCGCACATGATGATGCAGCAGATGGTCTTATCCAGTGCGGTAGTTATACTGGTAATAGCTCTACTGATGGCCCTGAGATCGACTTAGGGTGGCAACCTCAGTGGTTACTCATTAAGGCTGCAACTAGACCTGCGGGTGAAAACTGGGTTATCTATGACACACAACGTGGCATCGTCACAGGTGGTGGTGACCCTGCGCTATTCCCTAACGATACAGCAGCAGAGGATTACGGTCAAAGTGCAGACGATAGTGTTGATCTTCTTCCTACTGGCTTTAAGATAACTGGCTCTAGTGGCAGAGTTAACGATTCTTATGACTACATCTACATGGCTATCCGTGCAGCATCAGACTTAGACCTAACATGGCCTAGCTCTATTGAATGGGCAGGTGGTATCGCACCCTCAGCACCAGCTACAGGTGAGACAGACGTATTTACACTTAGTACTGACGATGGTGGTACTTCTTATGTCGGTGTAAAAACCGCTGACAACTTAAGCTAATCTGGAAGGTGAAGGAATGGCTAACGATAAGAACTTTAAGATAAAGAATGGCTTAAGTGCCAAACGATACTTGCAAAATAGTGGCGTTGATACTGCTGGGTCTAACGGGCCTTTCGGTGTGTTTAGTACTACGTTGTATACTGGTACTAGTTCGGCACAGACTATTACTAATGGTATTGACCTTGCTAATGACGGCGGTTTGGTTTGGGCAAAAAGTAGATCAACTAGAAACCATATTCTTTCTGATACTGAAAGAGGTACAGGCAAAGTTTTATTTTCTAATCTAAATATTGCTGAGGATGCAGACGCTACTACTATTACGTCTTATAACTCTGACGGATTTACTATGGGTTCATCCACCTTAAAGATGAACACAAGTGGAGAAAACTTTGTATCGTGGACATTCAAGAAGCAGGCTAAGTTCTTTGATGTTGTTACATATACTGGGGATGGTGTTTCTGGACTTACAGTGAATCACAGTTTAGGTGGGACTGTGGGTAGTATGTTCGTTAAGTGTACTAGTCATGCAGATGATTGGTATGTATACCACATAGAAACAGGTGCAACGCACTCTAGCTTTTTAAATACATCCGCCGCTGCTGCTGCTAACGGAGCATACTGGAATAATACAGCACCCACTACAACTCAGTTTACGGTAGGGGATAACGCAGGTGTTAATGCAAACGGTAGAACCTACGTTGCCTACCTATTCGCCCACGATACCGCCTCTGATAGTGATATTAAGTGCGGCAGTTATACAGGGAATGGATCAGCTACAGGGCCAGAAATAAACCTTGGGTGGGAACCTAGTTGGCTAATGGTAAAAGCTGCTTCCTCTTCGGGTGACTGGTGGATAGTAGACAGTGTTAGAGGGGTAGTTGATGGTGGTAATGATCCAAGACTTTTACCTAGTGCTAGTGATCCCGAAGCGTCATCAAACTATGTAAAGTTTACATCAACAGGTTTTCAACCAGAGGCAAACTTTGGGATAGTTAACGGTAGTGGTATAACCTACATTTACATGGCTATTCGTGCTGTTGTACCTACACAAACCCTAGACCTATCTACAGGCCACACATTTAGCTTCACCCCCAGTGCTGCAACGGACATACTCTTTAGCAACCCACCAGCATCAGGTAATGCCACAGGTTTCTCTGTAGAAGTAAACAACTCTGGTGGCTATGCTCTAACATGGCCTAGCTCAGTGAAGTGGCCTAGTGGTACAGCACCAACAGCGACAGCATCTAAAGAAGTATATGCGTTTGTTACAACAGATGGCGGTACGTCATACTACGGCAAACTTGCAGGGAGTGACATAGCATGAGTAATACTAAGACAGTAATGAGCCAAGCGGCTAACACTTTGGTTAAACCCCTTGAAGTAGAAGATGTGTTCAGCACTTATTTGTATACTGGGACGGGTGCAGCACAAACAATCACTAACGGAATTGACCTTGATGGCGAAGGTGGTTTGGTTTGGACTAAAAGCAGATCTATGAGTTCAGCAGGTTATCATCAACTTATAGATACCGTTAGAGGTGTAGGTAAGTTTTTGTCATCTGACCTTACCCAACAAGAATATACAGACACTCAAACTATATCTGCTTTTAACTCTACAGGTTATGCCATAGGTAATGACGCTCAAGTAAATACCAATAATGAAACATTCGCCTCTTGGACATTCCGCAAAGCCCCTAAGTTCTTTGATGTGGCGACATGGACAGGGGATGGAACTTCTAGCAGAGCTATTAGTCATAATCTTGGGACCACTGTTGGTATGATTATTGTTAAAAGAACTGACGGCAGTGAAGGCTGGAACAGTTTTCACAGGTCTCTTGGCCCTACAAAGTCTTTATCTCTCCACGCCACAACCGCTCAAGAAGACTATGATGGGTACTGGAATGATACTTCACCCACTAACTCAGTATTTACAGTTGGGATACAAAACAACACATCAGGTAGAGAATACGTCGCCTACCTCTTCGCCCACAACGATGGTGACGGTGAGTTCGGTGCTGATGGTGATG